GGAAACTCCATACGCTCTTTAAAGGCATCGAGCAGGATAATATGTGCCACTTCCCGCCCTTCTGCATCGGTTTTATGGAATATTCCCCACGTGGTACAGGCGGAGTAGTCGGCACGGTTATTCTTCTCAAAGGCGGTATCCCATGATTGAATGATGTAGTCACAATACGGTGGCTCATCATCTTCCCAGATCTTCCACATCTCTCGCTTGATGATTGCGCCCTCTTCGGAGGTTGGGTTTTGTTGATACTGGGCTTCCCACTTAGAAACGGGGATCTCAGCCTTGATTGCTTCTAGTTCCTCTTTCTTCCAAAACTGGGGCCAGAGCGGCTTTCCTGACGGCATTAGCGCAGGGAATTCAATCACTTCCCATTCATCACCTTCCCGCTTAATGGAATTGGCAATGATTTGACCTGTTAAGTCTCTCTTAGACCAGCGGGTCATCACAATCACAATAGCCCCGCCTGGTTGTAAACGCTGACGAGGACCAGAGGAATACCACTCATAAACCCTGTCGTAGACTTCAGGGTTGCCTTGCATAGCTTCTTGCTCAGAATGCGGGTCGTCAATGATGAGGACATCCGCACCTTTACCCGTTACGGCACCGCCTACACCGATAGCAAAATAATCACCACCCTTGTCTGTATTCCAGCGTCCTGCCGCCTTGGAATCGGAAGAAAGCTTTGTCGGAAATATATCCTGATACTCCTGCATATTCACAAGGTTCCTGACTTTTCGTCCAAATCCTACCGCCAGCTCTGCTGTGTGGGCGGTCTGAATGATCTTCTTCTGAGGGTATTTACCTAGGAACCAAGCGGGAAATAGATAACTAGCGAACTCAGACTTAGTGTGGCGGGGTGGCATATTGATGATTAGACGTTTTAAGGTGCCGTTAGCCACTCTTTCAAAAGCATCCGCCATATCTTTGTGGTGCTTGCCTGGTATAAACGCAGCCCACATACTGTTTACAAACGAGAGGAAATGCTCTTTACAACGCTCCTTTTGATCCTCTTGCAAGATGACCTTGATCTTAGGGATCTCAGGAGAATCTGCTGGCAGGGTATCTAACAGACCCCTGTAACGTTGTAACTCTGCAGTGCTAAGTAGACTCAAAGCGAGGTCATCTTCTCAACAGTTTTGTCAATCGGGACAAGGCTACGGATCTTATTGGGTTGCACCTTTAAGAGTCCTCTATCCTTAAGATCATGAATAATCCGATGGATATTAGACTTGCTCTTGAGTTTAAGACCAGCAGCTATATCCGCATAACTAGGGGAAAACCCTCGGTATTTAATAAAATCTTCTATGAAGTGCAACACTTCCATCTGGCGCTCAGTCATTTTCTTCCGCCTTCTTTAAACGGGCACGGTTTTCTTGGCTCATGGGTTTACTGGCAACCATACTGGCATCATAAAGTTGTTTAAACACACGTATAAACCTCTCCCGCTCTTCAAAAGGCATTGCCATAAAGTAGGAGATCAATTCAGTAGAGTTCTTCATAGGGGCATCATATCCAGATAAACGGGAGTGGACTCGCCCATATAAGCGTATAAGATATTGAACTGGTAGTACTCCCAAGCTTCTTCTTCGCTCATATCCCGCATTAAAATCTGAATAATCTTATTGCGGTCATAACAGACCACTAAGAGGTTAATACGCTCCACGACTCCGAGGATAGCTTCATCGAAACCATCAAGGGTCAGAATGTCAGGGTACTCCTCTGTAATGCTCATTTAAGCAGCTCCACGGCTTTTCTGACACTTGCTATAGCACTAGTCATTTCCGCCCTTTCTTGACCCCTTAGCTCGGCTTGTACCGCCATCATAGAAAGGACTAGACTCTTTAGCTTCTCAATCAATGCATCATTCTTCACTTCTTGCTCCTGTTTAAACGTTCGTGGTATGTTACCACATTCCTAAAAAAATATATATAGGGGGGTGGGGGGTGTTCCACGTGAAACATAAGGGGGGTTCGTATTCTATGGGATTGTTTGTGTGGATTCGAGTGTAAGGTAATGCACGCAAGACGTGTCAAATTAAGGGGGCTGGGGGTAGGTACGGTCGCCCGCAGAGCCTTATATGACAGATCCACAGGGTTTCTCATTTTCCAATTAGCGCAATAGACTTGTCGAGTTCTTGCTTGAGCGTGTCGATGTCAATAGCCTCAGTGATCTGCTCTGCACGTGTGTCGAACACTCCTGATGCCTTAGCCATAAGCTCTAGCGCTCTGAGCCTTATGTTGATTGGGACTGAGAGATCCTCTGAATGCTTGAACCATTCGTTCATTACGTATCTTCTAGCCATGCGATCATCGTTAATGATCATCTCTTTCTTGGCTTGAGTGAGAGGTTGTAAGAGTAAAGTGATATTCGCATCTTCTAATAAGTCGTTCACTCTCTGCTGAATGGTTGCGCTTGTCAGATGATCACACTTGAATGCACTCATATACGCAGTGACTGGAGTCATGCCATCAATCACATTGCTTGCGAATGCAAGTTGCCGTTTAGTCAATCGCTTGTCTCTACCTGATGGTTCATCGGTCTCTTCTGTATGTAATCCATATGGCAATCCATTAGTCTTAGTCTTTACCTCTACTGACTCTATATATGACCGCCTCGCTTCGCTATCTTTCCCCCGCTTTGGAATGCTTGCACCATTCTCTTCTTGCGTGTTTGCATTCTCCTTGATCACATCTGCCAGTAATTCTGCTTTGCTCATTGCATTCCCCTATATGTTTAAACAAGTACTTCACTAGCTCACATAATGAGCCTGTGCGTTTACCTTGTCAATCATGTTTCCACTTTGTTCACTATCAAGCTTGCAGTCTATTCTGACTAGCTCACCGCATGAGCCTCTACTTCCTACCATAAATTTGCCTGATCGTCTTCGACTTGCCCCCGAAAATGTGCCTGTTTTTTAGGCACATACTGTACATCCATACATACCGTTTAAACCTCATTAGCGGGCTTTAGAGACGTTTAGTGCAAACATGAGGCAAGTGCATTAGCTTGCACGTGAAAATGGCATGGCGAGCCTCACCCTTATTCTATAAGCCTCACAAGGCGGTCATCTAAATGACCTTAAAACAGGCTGATTTCTGCCCTATATATAGCGATCTGATTGTGGCAATAACCCTACACATTACTCAAACTATTTATTGAAAGTGTTTACACATCAAATCGGAAAGTGTTTATACTTGTGATGTCGTATTGTTTTTGCAGTAGATCCTTAATTAGTGGAATAAAGCCCACGCAAGGAATCAGGTTCAAGCCCTGACGAACGGACGAGTGATCCGTCTCCAAAGCTTTAGTAGATAGCGGATAACACCTGACCAACAGGATGCGCTATTGAACAGGCAGAGGAATAACGGAGTTCCCCTGAGATAGGTTGCTATGGTGGTAACCGAATCGGCACATTGTGCTAATACAACGGACTTGGACTTCGAGACAGTAAGCAATAGCTATACAACGTGACACCCACCTACCTATCGGGGTCAGACAGTAAGCCAATTGCTCAGTATGTTTTCAATGCAGGTTGATGGTGGCAAGCAAGTAGTCTCACTAAGCGTGGTTAATACCCCGATGGCACTTCGGTGATCCATCTGTCGTGAGCTATGCAGTCTTACGCAAAGCCCCTAGGCAGTCAATGCCTTACGGTGATCGGAGCACTTAAGACCATCGATCTGCACCCAGTAGGGTGTTTCTCATTGCCTGTTATGAGCGGGCAAGAGGATGCATCCCGCATCTACTTAGGAGGCTTTATGACATACGGTGAATACGTTAAACAATATGTAACCCTTGACAATGCTCTTGAATACGCAAGAGTGACCGACAAAATCGCTTTCGTTTCTGACCTTACTGATCTCCCAATTGATCATCGTTTTGTTGGTTGGATCGAGGATCGCCTTGACCGCATCACCACCACCAAGGTTGGTGCTATTCCCGCTAACTTCTTTTTCTCACTATAGGAGGGCTTATGCCTCGCAATTTCGTAGCTAAGTACGCAAAACGTAGTGGTGCGGGCAGTCATACCGCCCGCAAGTATTCCCGCAAACAAAAACACAAGGAGGCTTTGTGAACCTATCCAAAAAACTAGCCCTAATCAAGTCATGGGGCTTTGTTGAAATCAATCCTACTCAAGCAAGGGGCTTGTATTGCCGAATGCATCGGGATGCATCGGGCATCGTTGACCTAGTACAAGGGTGGGACGTTGAAGAACCCAATGTTTTTAAACTGTCCCGCAATGGTGGTGATTGGTCTTATTTTCCAATGGTGTGGTCTAAATATAAGGAGGTCTTATGACCCAAGCTTTACGTGAGCAATGGCTCAACAATGCAGTTACCTCGGTGCGTGGCATTTTCCACGCTAATGGTTTCCCTATCCCTGATCACGTCAGGGTGTCGTGTGGTTTCCCATCCAAGCGGGCACGCAGTCTGTACCGCAATGTCGGTGAGCACTTCTCACCTGACGTGTCTGAAGATGCGACTCATCAGATCTTCATCTCCCCTGTGCTCGATGATTCTGTCGAGGTTCTCGGTGTACTCATGCACGAACTAAGCCACGCAGTGACTGGCTCGGCTCATGGGTATGAGTTTAAACAGTGTGTCCGCAAGGTGTGGCTTGAGGGCAACCCTACGCAGACTAGGGTGGGTGCTCAGTTCCGTAGTAACTTTGCCCCGATCCTTGAGTCGCTCGGCATTTATCCTCATGCCAAGCTGAATGTGGCTAGTACTTCCAAGCCACAGGGCACACGCATGCTCAAGGCGGTATGCGGTACGTGCGTTGAGACTGCACCTGACGGTACGGTCAAATCCCAGTACACGATCCGAGTCACCAAGACTTGGGCTGACAAGGGTTTGCCTACG